CTGACCTTGCCGATTTCGCTCCACGGATTTAGGGTGGTTCTGCCGGTATTGGTGGGGATAATCCAAATGCTGGCTGCGCCATTTCTGCTGGCTATCCCGGCAGACCTGGTGGTACTCGGCATCGGTGTGGAGCTTGCGGCGGTGATATTCCCGGCGGCGCTGCCTCTGGCAATCGGACCGGCTGCAAACAATCTGTTGGGGATGATAACGGGAAGGCTGGAAAAGTTGCTGGCAGTAGCGACAACGGCGATCACTCATCAGGCGGCTCCGAATCAGGATGCGAGCCGTCCATTTTGAATGCATTATTTCGGGCGGTACGAAACGTGCCGTCGAAATTCAAGGGCGAGGATCTAAATCGGGAGTAAACTACGACCGTCGAAAAGTCATGGTGGCGGCCCAAAGGTACTCGGGGAGCCTGAGAACAAGCAGCACGGTCTCCTTTCCTGTTCTGCGAGGATCGCGTCTAGTCCCTCCGGTCGGCACGTTATTCACGAATTCTCGCCATGTCGATGAAGATTATCCGCGCTGTTTTATTCGGGATCGCCTCCGCTGTATTCATCGGAGCCTGTGTCGGAGTTTACCTGTTCTGGCGTTTTGGCCTCCCAGAATATAAAGAAATTGCCAACGAGCGTGGCCCCAAGTCGAAAGTGGAAGCCCCACCCAGGCCGACCCTGGTGCCCGCCAGTGCCCTATGGGCGGGGGGGGCCGACGGCGGCAGTTTTATTGAGTGTGACGTGGATGAGAAACACAATGTAAATCGATGTCTTGTGTATAACGATTCGACGGGAGACCTGAACGATGGCGGCTTCTTTCAATTATCGAGCCTTCAGCGTGCCGCCCGCCCTAACGAGCTGAAATTCGAGGGCGCCGACGGGGAGCGGATTTTTCTAGCTGATGGGAAGTCGCTCGTGCATGTTGAACCCATTCGGCCTGAACAAATCCCGTCCACCGCAGTCTTCGCCAACGGCTTATTCATTGCCTGCGATGATCTGGCATCGGCAAAGACTGGCTGCTCCATCTACCGGCCAGACGGCACCGTGTACTTTCAGGGAAACTTCAGCTTTGAAGGTGAGCCTCTGACAGAGCACGGAGACCGTCACTACAAGTTTTTTGACCTCAGCGAACGCACCATTTATCTTGAAGGCGGTGGCAAACTTCTCTCAAAGTAAACGCGTCACCCGAATTTTGACCATAAGAAGTGTCGGCCACTGATCACTTACCTCTCATCTTCCTGACATCCCAACCATCGGGTTTGGCTTCGCGCCTGCAGGCCGGTGGCGATCTACACCGGCGGCCCCCAAAAATCGTACGGAAGGGCGGGTTGAACCGAGGAAAAAGATAACGCTATAGAAACTGATATAGAGTTTTTACCGCTTCCCCGCCGATGAGGCCGTCGAAGGTGGGTCCCCTGAACGGTGATGGTTTTGGCGCCCTTTTAAGCCGATGCTGACAATGCGATTCTCCACCCCGACCCACCCGCCGAGGCTCCGAAAGTTGACGCGACATTTGCGGCAAAAATTTTTGGCGGCGTTCGCTATCGTGGCCCGAAACGTGAAACGAGACACGCGCCGGCGGTACCCGTCTTTGATTTCAAGGCGGCTGCTTCGGGAGAGAAATAAGCGTTTAAACACAGGATTGCCGGGCGGGTAAAGCGGGCCGATGAGCTACGGCAGTTAGGGCCGCGCGTCGGTAGGCCGATGCACCGCACCGCCTGGTATTTACAATTATGCGATGGATTAAGCACATGACCGGAGCTTCACAGAATCCCGTGATCGCTCAGATTCAAGACCGATTCGGCCTGGAAGGTTACGCTCGATACTGGAAACTGATCGAGGCTATAGCTTCGCGTGTCGATAAGGACTCCCTTCCAGCGCTCTCGCTGCCCTGGCGAAATTGGGAAATCATCCTGGCCGGCAAGCGGACACGGTTGCGGCTGTTTTTGAAATTCTTGGCCGATATTGGGCAAATTACGCTCAGGGAAATCGGCGAGGAACTGGGAAGCAACTCCGAAGGAACTCAGTTCCTTCCGGGAAGCAACTGGGAAGGAAGTCAGTTCCTTTCCAGTTCCTTTCCAGTTCCTTCCGGGAAGCAACTGGAAATCAAATTCCCTAACATATTGAAATATCGGGATGAGTACTCAAGAAAGTCCGGACACGCCCCGGACAATGTCGCACCAGAAACAGAGACAGAAACAGAAACAGAAAAAGAGGGCAAAAGCGCACACCCCGCGCTTGCGGCGTTCAAGGCGACAGCCGAAAAGACTTTCCACCAGCGTTTGGGGGTCAAGCCTTCCTGGAGTGCGAAGGATTACGTACAGCTTGCGGGACTCATGCGGAGACACCCCGAGCTACCGGAGGCGGAGTTTACCGCCCGATGGAATCGCGACCTGGCAGACACAGAGCCGTTCGTGCGCAAGCAGGGATATTCGCTCGCGTTCTTCTGTTCGCGGTTTGATTCGTACATTGCCAATCGCCCGGCAAGCCTTCCGCGACTCGGGTAGGGGGTAGGGGGTCCGGTTTACGCGTGGCGATTTTTCCTAGACCGTGTGTCCCCTGCGGCGTCCACATCCGCGTAATTGGAAGTTTTTAGGGTTTGTTAATAACAAAGGGGTTAGAAGGGATATTATTATGCGAGGTAGAACTCCTAAACCGAACGCTGTCAAGGTGTTAGAGGGGAATCCCGGCAAGCGGGCGCTTCCTGAGCAGCCTAATGTACTTCCGGGCGCACCCGAGCCACCCGAGAGCGTCCAAGCTGACCCTGTGGCCTTGGCGGAATGGAATCGCATCTTGCCGCAACTCCTGGATGTCGGCTTGTGCGCCAAGATCGACGGCGCGGCCCTCGCGGGCTACTGTTCGCTGGTGAGCCTCGCGCACAACGCGAACGAATCCATCCGGCGTGATGGTGTCCTGGTGGTGACTTCGACGGGCGTCAAGAAAAATCCCGCGTGCGGGCTGCTGTTCGACGCGTTGAAAGGGATTAAGGCGTTTGCGGTGGAGTTTGGGCTTACTCCCGCAAGCCGTACCCGCGTGAGCCGGACGGACTCCGCCGATCCAACCGAAGTGGAGCAATATCTCTTCGGCCCGGATGAGCTTGATTCGGATTTTGCTGGACTTCCTACCATGGGGCCGCGTCCGCAATGACGGCCCGGAAAGGAGACAACCTTGGAACCTGACGAACGCACGTTGGCAGAGCAGGCCGCGACCTTATGGAACCAACTCGTGGAGGCAGCGGAAGCGTACGTACGCTTCGCTATCGCCGCGCACCGGTTTCTTCCGTTCGTTGTCGAGCGACTCGCTAAGCGTAAAGCCGCTGCAAAGGCGGTACTCGCTGAACGGTCGGAAAAAGGCAACCCGCAAAAACGCGGGGCCTTTCTGAATTAAATCAACCCTCTCCGAGAGAGAGAATGAAGACACTGTGAAACTCAATCGCAAGGAACTTTTAGAGCAGGCAGCGGCCTTGCTTCAGAAACCGATTTTTAGCCGCGAAGATTCGAGCCGCGCTGAGCGGCTCATGGACCTCGCCGAAGCCGTGGACACCGTCGAAGTGCGGAGCGCCGGCGAACGGCAATTCGTGGAATTTCTCCGTACACCCGGAAGCGGACGCGCCGAATATCGTGACGTTTTCGAAACCGGCGGTAGCGTTCAAGGCGGTTATTTTGTGCCGCAAGGGTGGATCGACAGGTTGTTCATGGCCCTGAAAAAGTTTGACGGCCTGTGGGATCGCGAAGTCGTAACGATGATCGAAGCCGAAAAGGGCGGCCCGTACCTCGCCCCTGCCGTCGATGACACGGGCTCTGCTGCGGTGCAGCTCGCGGAAGGCGTCCAGGACACCGAGACTGACCCGTCTATCGAGGGAACACTGCTTCCGCAATGTCCGACCTACCGGACCGGCCTGGTTAAGGTCAGTATGGAGCTTTTCCAGGACAGTATTCTCCCGATTGATGATTTTCTGGCGCGCGCGTTCGCACCCCGTCTTGGCCGTGGAATCTCGCCCGCGCTGGTTACCGCGCTGCTGAGCGGTGCGAGTGCCGGCCTCACCGCGACGGGCAATCTTAACCCCGGTGGCTTGGATGGATCGAACTCCATCGGCTATCAGGACCTCGTATCCCTCAAGGGGAGTATTGACCCGGAGTACCTCGGCACTCCTTCGGTGGGCTTCGTTATGAACAATTCGACACTCACCAGCCTGGATAATCTCACGGACAAAAACGGACGCCCGATCCTGGATGCAAACTGCCTCGACGCAAAGGGGCGGCGGATGATCCTTGGGTATCCCGTCATCATCTGTCCGGCAATGCCCTCGATTGCCGCGAACGCAAAACCCGTGGCTTTTGGCTCACTGGAATACTTGGCCGTCCGCGTCGTAAAGCCATCTACGGCAGTGGTCAAGTTGATGGAGCGCTTCGCCGAATATGGCGTTGTGGCGTTTAAGGCTATTCTCCGTGCTCAGGCAACCCTGCTTTGCGCGTCTGCCGCAACTCCGCCCGTGAAATACCTGCTTTGCGCGGCATCCTAACAACCCGCTGGGGGCGGGGGTAATCCTCCGCCCTCTCGATTCCCAACTGGAAAGGAAAACACATGGAAGTACGCATTCTCTCCAACCTACAGGTTCGCACCACGGGCGGGAAAAGCGGTATTGCCGGTTATGCCGCGATGTTCAACAGTCTGTCAGAAGAGCTCGGGGGCTTTCGCGAACAGATTCGACGCGGAGCTTTTGCGCGCGCGATTCGGACCGGGCAAGATGTGCGGTGCCTCTTTAACCACGATACGAATTGTATCCTCGGACGTACCAAAAGCGGCACTCTGAAACTGTCCGAGGATAGCGCCGGGCTGCACTTCGATTGTGCGCTGGGGAATTCCCCGACCGACCGTGACGTACTCGAAGCGGTTGACCGGGGCGACATCGACCAGTGTTCTTTCGGCTTCATCTGCCCCAAGGGGGGCGACACCTGGGCGCAGACGGCGGATGGTGATATTCGAACGCTGCTGGACGTGGATTTGCTGGACGTGAGTCCGGTTACCTATCCCGCATATCAAGCCACGAGCGTGGCCGCCAGAAAATTTTTGCCGCAAGATGCGCCGATGGAACTGCGCTGCCAGTATCAACGCGGCGGCCTGGTCAGTGTGTCCTACCGGTTTCGTAGTGATGAGAGACTGGAAAGCGCGCGCCGCTTGGCGCGGCTGCGCTTGGCGCGGCTACAGAATTAGTTTGGCGCTGCCTTTAACTCCTTTTGGCGGCGTTGGCCGGGGGGGCGGGCGTCACGCACGTCGTGATCCGTGCGATAGCCCCCCTCGCCGTTTTATTCCAACTTGAAAGGCAAAAAATATGACTTTAGCCGAATTGATTATCAAGCTTTCGGCGGATACCGCCGTGCTCCGCACCGATTTTGAAAAGGGTAAGCAGTATGCCCAATCGTTCGCGGGGGACCTGTCCAAGATTTTTAGCACTATCGGCACAACTCTACCCGGCCTCAGCGCGGGCGCAATCGCCAAAGAATTGCTGGACCTGGCGGAGTCCACTGCCAAAGTGGGCGAGCAGATTCACCGCATGGGCGACATTACCGGCCTGAGCGCTGAGGATCTCTCCGGTTTGCGCGCCATCTCCGAGGAGTCAGGGGAAAGCTTCGACAGTTTGGCCACCACGTTGGCGCGCGCGGGCAAGAATATCGAAGAGGGCTTTATCAATCCTGCCGGTACCGCGGGGAAGCTCCTGGCTGCGCTCTTCACTCCCGCGGAGCTTGCCGCGTTAAAGCTTGAGCCGGTATCGAAGCGGCTGGAGGATGTCACCAAAAAGATATTCGGCTTGACCGATGCGAGCGAGCGCGATTTTGCCGCCGCAACTCTCTTCGGGCGCGGCTGGACGGAGAACGTTGAAACCCTCAAGAAATTAGGAACTGAGGGGCTCGACATGGCCGACAAGAAAGCCTCTATCTTCGGTATCACTATGAGTGAAGATGATGTCGCAGCGGCCCACGCCTTCTCTGAGGCGCTCAAGGGAGTCGGCATGGTTGCGGAAGGGGTTATGGAGAAAGTTGGACACGGGCTGATTTCCGCCTTTACCGCACCCTTTCAGGTGATCGACCGACTTCAAGACCAGATTGACAGCTTGGAAAAAAATCACGGCATCGTACTCGCGGACGTATGGAAAGGCGCGGACACGGGCGTCAATCTTGGCCCGATGCTGGGCTTGAACGTCAAGGGCGCACACAAGAGCTTGGCCGATTTGATGTCAGGGGGCGGCGGTGCGGGGGGCGGGAAAGCCACTGATGCCCAGTGGAAAGAGTATCAGGAGTCCTTGGAGGGATGGCTGCGGGTCGATAAGGAATACCTCGCCGCGCTGGAACAATCCGAGGAATTGACCCGCGACTGGGGGCCGGTCCTGAATCCCGTGCAAAAGGCGTGGGACGATTACGCGCAACGGCTGCAAAAAATCAACGTGTTGATGTACCAAGGAATCGACGGCACGCCCATGCTTGCGGCATCGCTGGGCCGACTGAATTCCGACCTGGCCGGCGCGAATCCGGGCGGCATTTCCTGGGGGAATATGGGAATGCAGCGGCAAGACGAAGCGATGAACGATCCTTTGAAGTACACGCTGGGCCAATCGCTTCCCGCCTTGAAACAGGTGCATGACCAGTTCGCCGTACTCGATGCGGACGCCTTTGAGTTTGGCGAGCGCGCGTCCAATGACTTCACGAAGCTGATTATCGCCGGCAAAGGCTTCCAACAAGCCTTGCGCGGCCTGGTGGATTTGCTCGCGCAATTCCTGGTCAAGTTGGCCGTGTTCGATTCCCTTTCCAAGCTTTTCAGTCAAGGCAATAACCCGCAAGGCGTGATTGGATCGCTCTTTGCCGGCCTTGCCCACATGGGCGGAGCGCGCGCCAGTGGCGGCGACGTGAATTATGGTCAAAGTTACCTCGTCGGCGAGCAGGGGCCGGAAATCTTCACTCCTACCACGTCGGGCATGATTGTACCCAATGGTGCCATGAACTCGCTGGGCGGCGGGGGCGGGCGTGGCGGGGATACCTACCACATCGACGCGCGCGGCGCCGACGCCGGCGTAGAGTACCGCATCCAGCGCGCCATCGCGCAAGCGAAGAAAGATGGCGCCGTCAACGGCTACCTCATGACGCAAGAAATGGGCAAGAGGGGCGCATAGCGCCCTTCCCGCTACCCTACCCTCAAAAAATCAACATCGCTTCAATTCTTGGCGCTGAGCGCCGAATTCGGCCATCCCTGGAGGCTTCCTATGGATGTCAAGGTTTTGATTTGTGTGCTCTGCGGGGTTGAACGCGACGGGTGGATAAATCCCGCCCTGGCGCGCTGGCTTGCGGGATTAGGCTTGTGTGGTGATCTTCGCCTTAACCTCACATTTATCTGTGAAGAGAAGCCGGTCGAGCGTGCTAGGAACCTCTGCGCTCAATACACCTTGCAAACCGGCGCGGAATGGCTGTTGATGCTCGATAACGATATGGAGCCTCCCCCGGATATTTTAAAAGTGGTCAGTCTTGCCGGGCCGGAACACGACATCATCGGACTGCCGTACTACATGGGATCGTCGCAGTTATCGGCCCTTCCGACAATCGCAACGTGGCGTGTCGAGGATGACGCCATGGTACGTCCCAAGCCTGGTGGGGGATTTGTCGAATTGAGCATGGTGGGGTCCGGCGGCCTCTTTATTCGGCGGCGGGTACTAGAGGCTCTGCCGGTTCCTCACTTTCGTAACGTTTTGAGTGACGATGGGCTTGTGTTTAAGCAGTCCGAAGACATCTATTTTTGCTGTCGTGCCCGCGAGCGAGGTTTCCGCATCTGGACGCACGGCGACTTCCCTTTAGAGCATTTGCACCAATACAAGCTTGGACGTTTGGCGGCAACCTTGGCGAAAGGCTAATCCGACAGGAAAAATTATGCTCAGTGTGCAAATCAACTACGGGTTTGATATCATGGCCACGGGAAAAGCCCTTCGGGTCTGGCCTGGAGGGGCGATGCGAAGAAGTTACCAGAGCGGGCATATCAGCGCCCGTGGCAAGAAACGCAAGGTTTGGGTTGCGAGGTATTCGGAACCGTTGTTAGACAACGGCAAAGTTCGAAACGTGTTGCGCGCGCGGATTCTTGGCCTGTGTTCAGAGATGACCAAGAGCGCGGCGCGCCTGGCCCTGGACACCCTCTTACGCCCGATGAACGAAGGGGTTTATCGGGCCATGGAAAAGCCGGTGGGCTTTCAGGTGTTTTACGAAAAGTGGCAGTGTGACCTGTTGCCCACTTTCCGCGAATCGACGCGCGCCTTCTATCAAGGCACGGCGGCGCGCTGGATTCAACCCTATTTCGCTGATTGGCAGTTGGCCGACATCCGGCCCGAAGAGTTGCAGCGGTTC